AGACCAAGCAGTAGCTAATGGCTTTGCTGCTTTGGAGACAATGCCGCAGTGGTATAGTTATACCTTAGGAGTAATCGTAGCAAGTAGCTTTGCTGTAAGGTCAGCTACTAAATTTTTTAGGAAATAAACAATGGCATTTAAACTAAGTAGGCGTAGCCTAGACAAACTAGAAGGTGTAGATGATAGTCTACAAGCAGTAGTCAAGATGGCTATTACCTTGAGTGATACAATCGACTTCGGAGTTATCCAAGGGATGAGAACTGTAGAACAGCAGAAGGAGCTAGTAGCTTCTGGTGCTAGTCAAACCATGAAGTCTAAACACCTAGAGGGTAAAGCTGTAGATCTTATGGCATACGTTAATGGTCGTGCTTGCTGGGAACTAAATGTTTATGATGATATAGCTGACGCTATGGCAGAAGCAGCTACACAAGTGGGAGTTCCTATCTGCTGGGGAGCAGCATGGGGTACACCAGAAATGCCATACCCAATGGATATAAGAAACTGGGAAGGTACAATGGAAGAAGCTATGAATGCTTACATTGACCTACGTAGATCTCAAGGTCGTAGACCATTCATGGATGGACCACATTTTGAATTGATTAGTTGACACAGATAAATTTTTCTGATATAATTATATTTTATAGATAAGTAGGTAGCTATGTCTATACCAGAACGAGTAAAAACTAAGATGAAAGCTGAGGGGCTTAAGGGTGTAAACAAACCTAAGCGTACTCCTAGTCATCCTACCAAGTCACACTGTGTAATGGCTAAAGAAGGTAGCACGTATAAGTTTATTCGTTTTGGTCAGCAAGGTGTAAGTGGCGCAGGTAAGAACCCTAAGTCAGCAAAAGATAAAGCACGTAAGAAAAGTTACTATGCTAGACACAATGCTCAAGACTCTAAGCCTAGTAAACTAAGTGCTAGGTATTGGTCACATAAGGTTAAGTGGTGATGTGGATGGCTGTGTTGTTGATGTGTACAAACCCATCAGCATTATCTTGTCAGGTTGTAGCAAAGCCAGAACCTTTCTATGTAGAGAGAGCCTGTAAAGAAGAAACTATTATTATAACAAATGACTTAGTAGCAAAAGGTATATACGCAGTACCCACATGCGTTAAAATCGGAACAAACTTATAGGAGTATAGAATGAAGAAATTACTATTAGCATCTGCAGTAGCAGTTGCAGGAACGTCAGTGTCAGCTATGGATCTAGGATACGGTCTATCTGTTGGTGCTGAAACAGATATGAGTTATACGACAGGAACAGAAACATGGGAACTAGATCTTACTCCTAAAGTAAGTATGGGTGCATACGGAGTTTCTTTTTCTACTGAAACAACTATTGATGTATTAGACATTAACAATGGTGATATCTTTACTGGCTTAGACTGGAAAGCTGAATACGCTTGGAAAGGTCTAGCAACCTACACAGAAGTATCATCCGATGCTGACTTTAAGTTTGGTGATATTACTATGGGTGCAAAGTTTTCATTTTAATAGGATTGTTTAATGGCTGCTAAGAAGAGTACAGTAAATGCTGCTGGTAACTACACCAAACCGACCATGCGTAAAAACTTGGTCGCAAAGGTTAAGGCAAGTTCAAAAGGTGGCAAACCTGGACAATGGTCTGCGAGAAAAGCCCAGATGGTTGCAAAGCAATACAAAGCCAAAGGGGGAGGCTACAAATGAGAAGGTACGTTAAAAGACTATGGTGTGCATTGTTAAATAAGAAATGTAACCCATCGTGTGACTGCTGTTAAATGTCACTCTCTAAATCACAGAAGAGCTTAAAGTCTTGGACAAAACAAAAGTGGCGAACCAAAAGTGGTAAGCCATCTACCCAAGGCTCTAAAGCTACTGGTGAACGTTACCTACCTTCTTCGGCTATTAAGTCTCTTAGTGCTAGTGAGTACGCAGCCACTTCTAGAGCAAAGCGAAAAGGCACTAAGGCAGGTAAGCAGCATGTGGCTCAACCTAAGAAAATCGCAAAGAAGACCAAAACCTTTAGAGCCGCTAAGGGTGGTCTTACAAAAAAATCTAAAAGGTAAATAAAAACAATAATAGTATGCCTTACTTAACAAGCAGTATACCTCACTTCAAAGCGTGGGTTCGTAGAGAATACACAAAAAATTTAGAAGAGTATCATGGAGAGTTCTTACATTGCATGGTCATTGGCGTTACTACTATGCCAAACAGGACTCTCAGCTTTCAAGTTATTTTTACAGGCTGCGAGTCTGATGATAGTGATAGCCCCAATATACATGGTGGTGCGATGTGGGCTAGGTTACCTCTTGTAGCACTTGTAGCAGATACACCGTTGGAAGAATGGCCTAAAGAATTACCACCATACTTGGCGCAGCCTTGGGATTGTATGTCTCACTATCACTCAGTTTACAAACTTGAGAGAGCAAGTCCAGCCCCTTGGATAGCAAAAGTAGATGGAGAGTTTTACCCAGCTAAATATTATTTTACAGTAGACTACACAGATAATGAAGTTGCTGACGATCCAGCCCAACACAAACAGTCTCACGTATTAGAGTTGTTAGACGCTGGTAACTACACAGGTAACATAGTTGCGTTACCCAATAACAGAGTGAGAGTAACTCACCCAGCTTGGTTTGAAACAGGAGAAGGTGCTCCAGACTTTAAACCTAATCAACACATATACAACTCTAAAGAAGACGTAAGTTACGTCTGGGATACACAAAGAGTATTTAACAATTTATACAGTGAGGAAGAAACATGAAGATGAAAAAGAAAGGTTACGCAAAGGGCGGCATGAAGAAAAAAGGTTATGCTGCTGGTGGTCTTAAGATGGTTGAGAAGGATGGAAAGAAAGTTCCCTTTTATGCTGCTGATGGTGTCGGTAAAATGAACAAAGGCGGTATGGGTATGAAGAAGAAAGGTTACGCTAAAGGCGGTGCTGGAATGAAAAAGAAAGCATATGCTAAAGGTGGTAAGGTAGCCATGTACAACGTAGGTGGTATGGTTAAGTCTTCTAACGATCTTAATACTGGTATTGCTAGACCTAAGAATACTTATAAGTAAAGGAATAAACTATGTCAGCAGCAGCCGCATTTAAAATAATTATTAAAATAGGTAGAAGCTACTTTGGAACTAACTCTAAAAGACTTGCACAAGAATTAGTAGAAAAAGGTGGTAAAAGAATACCTAAGACTAAACTACCTAAGAGTGCTAAAGTCAAAAAAGCACCTAGTGTTACAACTAAAGCACCAGATGTAAAGTTACCTCTTAAGAAGCCAAACGCAGATAAACTTCCTAAGAATGTTCAACTTCGTAAAGACCCACCTGTAGGACGTAAGCCTACTTCTCCTAACAAGTCAACTGGACCGAAAGCACCTGCTAAACCTAAGGTAGGTACAAAGGCTCCAGCGAAGATAAAAAAACCTAACACTCTTACTACGGTAACTAAACCTAAACCTAGACCTACTAGGACTAAGCCACCTCTAACAAGAGTTCCAGGAAAAACAAATCCTGTTCCAAGTAAACTTAGAAGCACTCCTGCTGCTACAAGACTAGCAACTATAGAGGGTGGACCAGAGATTGATAAGAGTTCTATAAAGCCAAGGAATACCCCTAAGACGAAGACAGACAGAGGACCAGCACCAAAGACTATAACTAAACCTAAGAAGACTGGTAAGCCTGATAGAACTGCTCCACCAAGAACTGCACCAGCATCTGGTCCAGCTAATAATGAGTCTTTCGGTAAAGCTTTTAGACGTAATCGAAATTCTGGTAAAGCTACTTTTATGTGGAGAGACAAAAAGTATACCACTAGGTTTAAAGAAGAAACTATTGCTCAACACAAAAAGAAGTTTGGTGTAGAAGGGAAGTACTAATGTTTCAATTTGAAGGTCTTGAGAAAGATCAAATAGTAAACTCTCGTGGAGATGTTGTAGGCCAGTTAAGTTATGGTGAGTGGATTACTAAAGATCCAGAAGTTACAGCTTGGTTAGCTGAGAATACAGAGAAGGTTCGAGCTAGAAACGATAAAGGTCATTACGTAAAGGATGACCCCTCTACTCCACAGAATGAAGCTTGGACTACTAAAGTTAAAAAAGCGGTCACAGGTAAAAAGAAAAAGTAATGGCAAACCCTGCTACAGCTAAATACTTTACTAAAGCAAAAGATCTATCAGCTACCTCAGGTGGTGCTAGTGGTGATGTAGTGTATACATGTCCTAATAACCATGTGTCACTCATCACTTTTCTGCATGTATCTAGTGGCTCTAGTTCTACAAAGAAGTACAGTCTTCAGTGGTACGAAGCAGCTACTACAACCTATCATTTTATTATAGATGAGCATAGTGTAGCAGGTAATGGTATTGAAGAGGTTATAGAAGGTGGAGCATACCTTGCATTAGCTGCAGGGGATAAGATAGTAGGATTTGAAGAAAGCAGTTCTGACTTTCATGTTATCTTATCAGGTGCTGAGTATTACCAGCCGACATAACGGGGTTGCAATATTATCTGTAGTATGTTATAACTATATGTGTAAAACTAGTCTCCAGTTGGTATTCTTAGCCAACTTGCACAAAACCAAACTGGAGATTTTTATATGTGGAAAGAATATTGTAACCGTGTGATGAAAGCTATACAGCAATCACAACAGCGTAGAGCAGACTATCATATACTGATAAATCTATCTGAGCGTGAGCTTAAGGATCTAGGTATCGGTAGATCTGAAATAAGAGAAAGAGTTTATGGCGAGACAGCTAACAGATAAACAACAGAAGTTCTTAGACGTTCTGTTTGATGAAGCCCAAGGAGATCCTGTTAAAGCTAAGAAGCTTGCAGGATACTCTGAAGGTGTAGCTACAGCACAGGTTGTAGCTCCTTTAACAGATGAGATAGTAGAACTAACTAAGAAGTTTATATCCCAGTCCTCTACTAAAGCTGCTTATACAATGTTTAGTGTAATGGCTGATCCAACAGACTTGGGTGTAAAAGAAAAAATGCTTGCAGCTAAAGATATCTTAGACAGAGCAGGATTTACAAAGACAGAGAAGGTAGAAGTAAAAACCTCAGAGCCAGTGTTTATCCTACCGTCTAAGGATAGTGATGACGAAAATTAAAACGGCTAGAGCATCAGAGGCTACCTACCCAAATAAAATAGATTGGCAAGTACCACTTAGAGGCGAAAAAGGTGAGTGGTATCCTATCATAAGAGTTGGAAGACATGTACCTTTCGGCTACAAGCAAGATGAAGAAGACCTTGACTTGCTTATACCTATACCAGAAGAATTAGAACTTTTAGAAAAAGCAAAATTATTTCTACAGGACTATAGTTTGAGAAAAGTATCCAAGTGGTTATCAGATAAGTCAGGTAGATATATATCACATGTAGGGTTAGACAAACGTGTCAGGATCGAAGAAAAACGCAGGAGAGCTTCCTCTAACTACCGCAACTACGCTAGGAAATACAAAGAAGCGCAAAGGAAAGCGGAGAAGATTGAAAAGCAAAGACTTGGTGGTAGAGAAACCAAGCGAATCTTTGGAGATGGATGGTCAGACCTCAGCAGCGAAACCGAGTCTACCACAGAATGAAGTAGAAGAAGTTCCTAGAGATGTTATCTTTGAACCTAACGCTGGACCTCAAACAACATTCCTAGCAGCTACAGAACAAGAAGTATTGTATGGTGGTGCTGCAGGTGGTGGTAAGAGCTACAGTCTAGTAGCAGATCCAGTCAGATACTTAAACAACCCTAACGCTAGAATGCTTCTAGTACGTAGGTCAACCGAAGAACTAAGAGAACTTATATCAGTAAGTAAGCAGTTATACCCAAGAGCTATTCCCGGTATTAAGTTTATGGAACGAGACAAGACTTGGGTAGCACCTAGTGGTGCAACTCTCTGGATGTCTTACCTTGATCGTGACGATGACGTTATGAGATACCAAGGTCAAGCATTTAACTGGATAGGTTTTGACGAACTAACACAGTGGCCTACCGACTACGCATGGAACTACATGAGGTCACGTCTACGTACTACTAAGGCTTCAGGGCTACCTCTTTATATGAGAGCTACAAGCAATCCCGGTGGTCCAGGCCACATGTGGGTTAAAAGATATTTTATAGATCCTAACCAACCTGATCAAGCATTCTGGGCTACAGATAACGAAGGTGAAGTAATCTGCTGGCCTAAAGGACATACTAGGGAGGGAGAACCTCTTTTCAAGAGAAAGTTTATCCCTGCGACTTTGTTTGATAATCCTTATCTGTCTGATGATGGGATGTATGAAGCCAACCTACTCTCTCTGCCTGAGCACCAACGAAGACAATTACTAGAAGGTGACTGGGATATTAACGAAGGTGCAGCTTTCCCAGAGTTCAGTAGAAGAATACATGTGGTAGATCCATATGATATACCAAGTAACTGGCCTAGGTTTAGAGCAGCCGACTATGGATACGGATCTTACTCTGCTGTTATATGGTTTGCTGTAGCTCCTGATGAACAGCTAATTGTTTATAGAGAGTTATACGTTAGCAAGGTTTTAGCTACAGATTTAGCTGATATGATTTTAGAGCTTGAATCTAACGAGAAAATAAGATATGGTGTTCTTGACAGTTCTCTCTGGCATAAGAGAGGTGACACTGGTCCTTCACTAGCAGAACAGATGATACAGAAAGGTTGTCGTTTTAGACCAGCCGACAGATCAAAAGGTTCTCGTGTATCAGGTAAGAATGAATTACACAGAAGACTACAGATAGATGACTTTACAGAAGAACCAAGAATAACTTTCTTCAGTAGTTGTTATAATACAATTGCTCAACTTCCCTCACTACCTCTAGATAAAAACAATCCTGAGGATGTAGATACTAAATCTGAAGACCACATCTATGATGCTATTAGGTATGGTATTATGACAAGACCAAGAAGTAACTTGTTTGACTACAACCCTGATACTCAAAACTCTGGATTTCAGATGAGTGATTCAACGTTTGGATACTAAGGAATAAACATGGAAGAAGATGAAATCTTAGGTGAAGAAGTTCACATGGAAGATGCTGAAGTATCTTTTATAGAGGATACAGATAAAGAATCTCTTAGTGATCCTTCAGTTGGATCTATTGTAGGTTATATACAAAAACGTTTTGATAAAGCTGAAACAGCTAGGAATGGTGAAGAACAACGCTGGATTAAAGCGTACAGAAATTATAGAGGTCTTTATGGACCAGACGTAAAGTTTACTTCATCAGAGAAGTCTAGAGTATTTGTTAAGGTTACAAAGACTAAAGTACTAGCTGCTTACGGTCAGATTGTAGAAGTACTATTTGGTGCTAATAAGTTTCCTATTAGTATTGACCCTACTACTTTACCTGAAGGTGTATCAGAAGCTGTACACCTAGAGACAGAAGACACTGCTAAGAAAATGCAGGAGCAGCAAGCACCTATGGGTGAACCTGAGCAGGTACAGCCCGGTGAAACTCTTATAGACTTTAGAGATAGACTAGCAGGTTTAAAAGAAAAATTAGCACCTGTACAAGACAGTTTAAAAGAAGGTGAAGCAGAAGCACCTACACAAATTACTTTTCATCCAGCTATGATAGCTGCTAAGAAGATGGAAAAGAAAATACATGACCAACTAGAAGAATCTAATGCTAGAAAAGAATTAAGAAACACAGCATTTGAAACAGCCTTGTTTGGTACAGGTATCATGAAAGGACCATTTGCGGTAGACAAAGAATACCCTAACTGGTCAGAAGAAGGTGAGTACACACCTATCATAAAAACAATGCCTAAGTGTTCTTCAGTTTCTATCTGGAACTTTTATCCTGATCCTGATGCATCTAATATGGATGATGCAGAATTTGTTATTGAGCGTCACAAGATGTCTCGAACACAAATGAGAGCACTTAAGAATAGACCTTTCTTCAGAAGCAATACTATAGATACAGCTATATCTATGGGAGAGTCCTACACTAAAGAGTGGTGGGAACAAGCTATGGAAGACGATGAGCAAGAAGCTCAAAGTGAAAGGTTTTCAGTCCTAGAGTTCTGGGGCTACATGGATACAGAGATGTTGGAAGATCAAAACGTAGACATCCCTAAAGATATGAAAGACGCAGATCAGGTATCAGTAAACGTATGGATATGTAACGGTCAAGTACTACGATTGGTTCTTAATCCATTTACTCCTTCTTACCTTCCTTACTATGCAGTACCCTATGAGGTAAACCCTTACTCTTTCTTTGGAGTAGGTATTGCAGAGAACATGGATGACACACAAACATTAATGAATGGCTTTATGAGAATGGCAGTTGATAATGCTGCACTCTCAGGAAATCTTATCATCGAGGTAGACGAGACAAATCTCGTCCCAGGGCAAGACCTCTCCGTGTATCCAGGAAAAGTATTTAGGAGACAGGGAGGGGCACCTGGTCAAGCTCTTTTTGGAACTAAGTTTCCTAATGTATCTAATGAGAATATGCAACTGTTTGATAAGGCGAGGGTACTATCAGATGAATCAACTGGATTTCCATCTTTCGCTCATGGTCAGACAGGCGTACAAGGCGTGGGCCGTACTGCTTCTGGCATTAGTATGCTCATGTCTGCTGCCAACGGTAGCATACGCAATGTTGTAAAGAATGTAGATGACTACCTACTATCTCCACTTGGTAAAGCTTTCTTTAACTTTAATATGCAATTTGATTTTGACAATGATATTAAAGGTGACTTAGAAGTAAAAGCACAAGGTACTGAAAGCTTGATGGCTAACGAAGTACGTAGTCAACGCTTAATGCAGTTCTTACAGATTACACAGAACCCAGCACTAGCACCATTCTCTAAGATGGATTATATCATTAGAGAGATTGCTAAGAGCATGGATCTAGATCCTGATAAACTTGTAAACTCTATGGCTGATGCAAAGCTACAGGCTGAGTTACTAAAAGACTTCAAGGCAGAGAACCCTGATGCACAACCTGCAGAGGGAGTACAACCACCTCAAGGACAGGGAGCACCTACAGGAGTACAAGATACTTCAGGAGCAGGTGGTGGTAATATAGGAACAGGCACTGCACCACAACCGGGAGAGCAAGGTTTCTCAGGTAATACAGGACAGCAAGGTGCTGCATGAGCCTGAAGCTAATCGTAAACAATAAAGATAATTGGGATGCTATGCTTGAGGAACTAGACTCTCGTATAGCTTTCTCTCACAAACAAATGGAACAACGAGCAGAACTAGAAGAGTTGTATAGACTCCAAGGGGAAGTTCGTGCTTTACGCTCACTGACTCAACTAAGAGATAAAGTAAATGCTTAGACCAGTACCAAGACCTAGAACTAAAACAGATGAGAAAACTTTACGTGGTAGACCTGTCTGGATTGATGAGACAGGTTATGTAACTGGTGAAAAAGGTTCTCGCTATTCTGAGGTATCTACAACGATACCTTGGGGAACTGACTGGATTACAGCACCTAGTGTTGATGAGAATGGATCTAAACTATCTGATGATGAAGTTTTTAGAAAACTAAAAGATAGTCAAGGTAGAGATTTCATTACAGGAGAAAAGCTACCAACATTTCAAAGTGAACCAGAGGCTACTGCTTATGCTAAGTGGCGTTCAGATACAATGTTTGATGAAGAGCAGATAGAAAAAGGTTATAAACCTGTACTAGAACAGCAGCAGTATGAAGAAGACGTAGAAGAAACTCTAACAGATAAAGTAATCAGAAAAGCTAAACCATTTACTGATGAGGTAAAAGGCTTTGTAGATTACCTGATGACACCTAGCCAACACTTTGATGAAGGTGGTCTAGCTACTCAGACAGAAACAGCATTTGGTTATACGGCTGAGGGTGCACAACAAGAAGCAGATAAGTATTCTGAAGAGTTTAACGAACAAGATCAAGCCAACATAACTAAGGCTGCAGAGTTCCTAGTTCCTTTCTACGACTCAGGTGTAAACATTACTAACGTTGTACAAGAGTATATGAAGCCTGAGGCAGAACGTGATAGTGGATACATAAAGGATCAATTCAAACAAGCAGGACAGAGTGCAGCTATCGAAGGTGGCTTACTACTAATGGGTGGTATTGTCGGTAAGTACGGAGCTAAAGGTGTTAAGGCTCTAGCTGATAAAGTAAAACAATACGAAGTAGATCCTAATGTTGCTTCTGCATTTGGTGTTGGTTCTATTAAGAAGAAAGCTGTTGATCCTCTAGAGATTGGTATCAACGAAGCACTACAAGATGGTAAGTTTCTAAAAGAATACGATTCATCTGTTGCTGCTGATATGGTAGAGAAAGCTAAGAATGCTACAGCAGGAAGTACTAGGGCAAATGCTCTTATGAATGCTGCAGTACCTGAAGGTACAAAAGTAGGTATTCGTTTAAATCTAAATTCTACAATACCTGACATGCCTAAGGGTTTGGATAAACTACAAACATTACATAAAGGTTCTTTTAGCGGAACAGCTTTATCTTATTTACCTTTTGCAACTGTTAAGAATGTTACTTTTAATGTTAGTCAAAAAGGACGTACTGCTATTGCTTCTCGTATTAAGGGTATTGATACACCAGAGGCTAAAGCAAAGTATCCTGCTATGTCAGTCGATGGTGAGTATGTACCAAATAAAAACCTTTTAGATGAAGGTGGTGATCTAGCTGAGATAAGTTTAAATCCAGGTGCTCATCATTTATTTATTGATTTAAAGACAGGGCAAGCTGTAAAGGGTGCTAAGGAAGTAACGGTTATTGGTGATCGTGCATATGCTAGAGGCGTTGAGTACTGGAAGAAAGCAGAAGCTCCAGCACCTCTTCCAACTCAGACAGGTGTAGATATTCCAAGTGATGTAAGGTACAAATTCAAAGAAGGTGGTATAGCAATGAAAGATGACATGAACATGGGATATGCATTAGGTGGGGAAGTAGATGCAATTGATCCTGTATCAGGTAATGAAATACCACCAGGATCTACAGCTAAAGAAGTACGAGATGATATACCCACTATGTTATCTGAAGGGGAATATGTAGTTCCTGCAGATGTCCTTAAGTTCTACGGTCTAAGGTTCTTCGAAGATCTAAGAGACAACGCTAAAGTAGAGATGGCTGAGTTAGAGGAAGAAGGACGTATAGGTGGGCAACCAACACCTGAAGGTGATGACCTAACAGAAGATGAGATGAGACTACTTGGTGAAGTTATGGGTATGGCTGAAGGTGGTATGACCCCAATGCAACCACAACCACCTCAACCTATGATGATGGGTCAGCAGATGCCTCCACCTAAACCACAGCCTACAGAATATAATAAACCTGTAGGATTTAATACAGGTGGTATGACAGACGCTTTTGGTAATCCTATTGGACCTACAGTTGATCCAGTCAAACCACCAGAGAAATTATTACAGGACATTGATCCTACATCAACTAATATATATGGTATAGACAAGGAAGGAACTGGAACAAGTTCTCCTACTAATCTTGCTCAAGAAGATATAGGTGTTAAAACTCCAACTGATCAAATAGGTACTGGTGATAAAAGTGGTATGAAGTCAGTATTCTACTTTCATGAAGACGGTAGGCGTATACAAGTTCTTATGCTTAATGGCAAACCAATAAGTTCTGTTCCAGCAGACTTTAACGAGTTTAAAGAAGATACACCAGAGAATAGAACTGAAATTGTTCAAGAAACACCTGATCCAACGGATGACATTTCAGGTGGTGTTGGTCAAACAAAGTCAGCAGGTGGTAGCGGCTCTGATGATGATGATAGAAAAGTACAAGCTAAAAAGCTAGAAACACTAAAGACTAACAAAGAAAAGAAAAGAGTACAAGACTTTAATAATCTTTTAGATCCAAAGTCTGATACATGGAAAGCAGACACTGACGGATCAAAACTATTAGAAGAGTATAGAAAAGCAAAAGTAGGCCAAGGTATTGCTATGGTATTACCGGGTATAGGTTTACCTGCTTCTGCTATTGCTAAGAAAACTTTAAATAATATTGAAGAAGCTTACTTAAAGAAAGCTAAAGAGTTAGGTATTAGCCCAGAGGAAGCACAGAAAACTCTAGATGGTATTACTGGGGCGCAAGCTATTAAAGAAGGTATCACAAAACCTTTTGAAGGTAAAGAGATGGGTGAAGCCATGTCTGATATGTTTGGTTCTGGTTTCTACGATGCGTATGAAACAAAGTATGAAGTATCAGACTATATAGGTATGTCAGATTCTATATCTGCTGAAGGTGTTCAAGGCTTTACAAAAGACCCAGTAACGAAAGCACTGTCAGGTAACCTAGATGTTAAACAGCAACAACACTTTGATAATGCTGTTGATCGTGGAGACTCAGCTATAGCAAACCACTTTAGTCTAGTAGCTACGTCTAATGCTGCAAAGGATGACTTCGCAATTAATAACGCTGATGCTATCAAAGAAATACAAGATCTCAAAGCAGCAGGTAAAACTTCAGAAGCAGCTACAAAAACTGCTGCATTAAAGAATGCTGGTCATAAGTTTGGTAACATGACTCTAGGTAGTAGTTCTATGGATGAAGTTATTGAACTTGGTAGTAGTGCTTTAACAGCTAAGAACTTAGGTAAAGCTAAGAAAGAAGATAAATTCTTTGGTAAGACAGTAGCTACAACAGATAACAATGGTAATAAGAATAACTCACCTATAACAAGTACATCTTCTGGTAGTTCTTCTAGTGGTTCTTCTAGTGGTGGTACTAAAACTTATAGCAGTTTAGCAGCAGCAGCAGCAGATGGTAAGCATGGTCAAGCAGTAAGTATAAATGGTAAAGTTCAAAAAGTCGCTTTTGCTGATAAAGACTATGACAAAAAGATGCAACAAAAATCTAACCAAGCTAAATCATCTGGCGGTGGTGGAGGTGGTGGTAGCTCTTCTGGCGGTGGAGGAGGAGGCGGTGGATCATCTCCATCAGCATCTTCTTCTGCGAGTGGTTGTGTCATAGCTACTCATGCTGTAGCAAGCGGTGCATTCCAAAGAGATGATAAAGCTAATGCTGTAGAATGGTGTAAGAAAACACTTCACGATAAATGGTGGGGTGAGACAATGCGTAAAGGCTACAGATACTTAGGTCGTAAACATATCGCAAATGGAACTGCAGAAACAGTATATAAAGAATTTAAAGAATGTATAGAGTGGGCAAATGGTAAACGTCCTTTCACTATTAAGGTTGCAAGTAGATATTACTATCGTGCAATACAAACATTCTTAGTTGGTCTTTTCGTAAAAGAGGAAGTGTAATGGAAACAACTACTTTAGAAGAATATAAAAATGTTATACGTGGAAGGTTCAATGAACTTTCTGATGAAGAGAAAACAATAGCAAGTGATGCTGCTGACAGTCCTGTAGGAGATGTCATACGTAAACTATTCGGACCAGAGATGTCTGGATTGTTTGGTGCAGAACGTACAGATCAACCTGCACAAGGTATGCCAACTGAAATGGCTCAAGCTAAACCACAACCTATGGGTGATCAAATGCAACGTGCTGGTCTAGGTGCACGATAAACTTCTAGTCAATCCAAATAACTATAAGGCTACTCAGCTACGGCTGACCCCAACATAAGGAGAAAACATATGCCTGAATTAGAAGCAGTAGAAACATCGAAGAAAGCTGGTTTTGTACAGCGTGGAAGTAACTACGCAATTAAACAAGAACGTATGAAAAAAGAAGAAGAAGAGATTGCTAAATTAGAGGCAGAGGCTCGTGGTGAAGAAGTTGAAGAGAATGAACCCGATGGCAAAGGATCTGAGACAACCGAAGTACAGGCCGAGGATAGTTCCAAACAAGAAGAAGCCAACCCTGAGGTTGAAGCACAAGAAGATGACTCAGACTTAAACCCTGAAGAAAAATCTTTTAAGAAACGATACGGTGATCTTAGACGGCATATGTCCGACAAAGAAAAAGAGTGGAACGAAAAACTAAAAGCACTCGAAACTAGAATGAAGGGTGAGTCTATTGTACCACCTAAATCAGACGAAGATATTGAAGATTGGTCAAAGAAGTATCCAGACGTAGCAGGTATAGTAGAAACTATTGCAGCTAAGAAAGCTCAGGAGATGTTCAAAAAAGCTGAGGATCGTCTTTCTAAATTAGATGAACTACAGTACGAAACAGAACGTAAAACTGCTGAAGCTAAGATCCGAGAAGCACATCCTACCTTTGATACACTAAGACAATCAGATGAGTTTCACAACTGGGCAGAGCAACAACCTAGATGGGTAAAAGATGCTCTCTATGAAAACATGGATGACCCAGCTTCTGTTATTAGAGTTATAGATCTATATAAGATAGATAATGGTGAAACAGTTCAAGCAAAGAAAGCTAAAACAAAAGATGCTGCTAAATCCATCAGTAAAGGTTCTAGAACTAAAGTAGATCCTACTGAGGGTGGAGCAACTCTAAAAGAATCTGACGTTCAGAAAATGTCTTCTAAAGAGTTTGAAGAGCGTGAAGAAGAGATTAGTAAGGCTATGCGAACAGGAAAATTCGTGTATGATCTTACTGGTAGTGCTCGATAAGTGTTGACAAATACTTTCAAGTGCATATAACTAAGTACGTATAGTTTAAGAGCCTCTGAATAGACTACCTCTTATTACTATAACATTTTTCCAAATACATATACTAAGTCTAAACTACTAAGAACTACCTGTTCAAGTATAGGCCCATTGATATCTGGTAGGCCAACTGGATATTTTACATGCACCCTAGAAAACGATCAGCCTCTTACAGGTGTTTAGCTTTGTAACCCGAAGCCAAATATCATGGAGGATTTAACATGGCTTTTACATCAGCATCGGGTTATGGTAACTTACCTAATGGTAACTTTAGTTCCATAATCTATTCCAAAAAGGTACAACTTGCATTCCGTAAGAGTACCGTTGTTGGTGATATCACAAACTCTGATTACTTCGGAGAGATTGCTGCTCAAGGCGATACAGTGAAAATCATCAAAGAGCCTGAAATTTCTGTTAGCGCATATGCTCGTGGAACTCAGGTTAATGCACAAGACCTAGACGATGAGGACTTCTCTCTAGTTGTTGATAAAGCAAACTACTATGCTTTTAAAATTGATGACATCGAGGAAGCACACTCACACGTCAACTTTATGGATCTTGCAACCAATCGTGCAGCTTACCGTTTAGCTGATCAGCATGACCAAGAAGTTCTTGGCTATCTATCAGGTTTCAAACAGTCAGCATTGCACTCAACAGCAGATACTGTTAATGACCAAACAAATGGTACAGTAGCTGTATCAACTGCTGGTACAGATGAGTTGTTGACTTCAATGAAACTCCGTAAGGATTCATTTGGCAACATCACAACTAGTTCTGCTGGTGATCACTCGATCCCACTAGCAGCACGTATGCCGGGTGCTACTGCACTTCCAACTGCTACAGCTTCACCATCAATGGTTGTAGCTAGAATGGCACGTTTACTTGATCAACAACAAGTTGATAAAGCTGGACGTTGGTTAGTGGTCGATCCAGTATTCATGGAAATTCTTGCAGACGAAGACTCTCGTTTCTTCAATGCTGATTTCGGTGAATCAGGTGGACTACGTAATGGTCTTGCTGTGAGTAACTTCCACGGTTTCCGTGTATACTCATCTAGTAACCTACCTCAAGTAGGTGGTGGATCTGGTACAACTGGTAATGCAAACCAAAACACTGACTTTGGTGTTATCGTAGCTGGTCATGACTCAGCAGTAGCTACTGCAGAGCAGATCAGTAAAACAGAAACATATCGTGACCCTGACAGCTTTGCTGATATTGTTCGTGGTATGCACTTATATGGCAGAAAGATTCTTCGTCCAGAAGCAATCGTTACTGCTAAATATAACGCAGCGTAAGGGGAGGATTGACTTATGGCTAACGTAAATACTCTCAAAGCAGCAGAAGGTGGAAGGGGCAACCCAAGTAAGAAGCCTTATATGGTTGAAGTCGAAATTGACTTAGCCGCAGCAGCAACAGCTAAAGGTTCAGCCTTGGCAGCAGCCGATACTATCGAATGTATCACTGTTGGTGCTAACACTGCTGTAATGTTTGCAGGTGCTGAAATCACAGTAGCACCTACAGGCGGTAGTGGTGCAACCTTTGATCTAGGTATCACAGGTGGTGACGTTGACGCATTTGTTGATGGTATGGCTATCACAAGTGCTACAGCAGGTACTTATAGTACTCTTGCTAACACTGCTTGCCCAATTATAACAGGGGCAGATACTATTGACATGTTGTTGATAGGTACGACACCAGATACAGCAGGTAAAATTCGTGTATTTGCATGTCTAATGGACGTGGATAGCATGGGTACACAGGCTGCAGATGAAGTAGACCGAGATCTACTCGCATAGATAATTCTTTGGGGCTGGCTAACTGCTGGCCCCATTGTACTTATAACAAAGGGATTCAAGCATGGCTATCACAACGGCAATGTGTACAAGTTTTAAACAAGAACTTCTTGGTGCGGTCCATGATATGGATACCCATACTTTAAAGCTTGCACTAATTAAAAGCGGTATGTCTGGTACATATGGCGCAGCAACAACTAATTACTCAGATGTTACAGGAAACTCTGACGAAGCATCAGGTACTAACTATACTGCAGGTGGACAAAACCTAGATAGTGCTGCTATTACAGCAGATGGTACAACTGCTATCGTAGACTTTGCAGATGAAGTATTTTCTAATGTAACAACTTCAGCAGCAGGTTGTATTATTTACAATTCCTCTGCATCTAATAAAGCAATATGCGTAATAGACTTTGGTGGTACAGTAAGTGCTACAGCAGGTGACTTGACTATAGAATTTCCTGCAGCAGGAGCAAGTACTGCAGTAATACGTATCGCCTAACAAATGTCTTTCTATGACTCCTCTGATGCTCTTTATGGCACAGGTAGGCATGGGGCTGCTAGATACGGTAAAGTAGCACCTAATGTAAGCCTAACAGGGGTCGGTGCAACTGGCGCAATAGAAACTGTAAGCGTTGGTGGCTTTGAAATTGACATATCTGAGAACCTACTCAGTGTATCAGCAACAGGTGCAATTGGTTCTCTAGGTGTAGGTGTAAGTAAAACACTTACTGGTGTAAGTGCTACAGGCAGCATCAACACAGTAAAAGAAAATGTTGCAGAAGAACTAGGAAGTGTAACGGCTACAGGTGCTATAGGCACAATAGAGCCACAGGTAGATGAAGACTTAAACAGTGTATCAGCTACAGGTGCGATAGGTACACTCAAAGTAAATATAAGCGAAACTCTAGCAAGTGTATCTGCAACAGGTGCAATAGCTACAGTAGAAGCTAAGACTTCTGAAAGCTTACTAAGTGTAACAGCTACATTTACAATAGGTACAATTAAACCTAATGTATCTGAGAAACTAGGAACAGTAGTTGGCACATTAGGTGCTCCTTCCGTAAC